TGAACAAACGCGATGCCTGAATGATCGTTGCTTGCGTGACCGGCTCAGGGACATACGGCCAACCAAAGACTGCTGTGAGTTTGACCAACGCTTGCGAACCATAGTTGGAATTGACAGTTGGAAACAGGTAGTCACCGACTGCGCGAATCTTGTCAAACGCCCAAGTGATGCCATCAAGATCACCGTTCAATGGTTCCAACTGCCAATCGGTAGGAGTCCATGTTGTATCGAATACGCCATCAGCGTTCGTTGAAGTTTGCAAAGTAATCGCAGTACCAGAGAAGTCATCAACTGAACAGAAGAATGAATCCTCTGCTTGAAACACACGACTAGTGGCAGAACCAGCAACCCAGAACTTGCGGTTGCAGTAACCATCAATGAGACGTGACGCAGCACCAGCACAGTTATCAATCAGTTCGTCGTCGATAGTGTCAGCCGTGCCAATGCGCAAGGCTGCTTTGATTTGATTGCGTGTGGTATAGCCGTTGGTGATTGCCATAGACCCTTAATACTACTTCACAAGAATAGGAGGGAACTCTTGACCAGGCACAATCTCAAACTGGTTGATCAAACTTCGGAACATGGCAACATCAGCCTCACCCTGCGGATGTGCTTGGAAGGATACCGCTTCAGGATGTCGCCAATGAATGAACCTATGAGTCGTATCAAACTCAACTCGTAGTTCAGCCTTCCTGAACTCCATCCACTGAATCCAATCGGAATACATGGATCGTCTAGCAGGATAAGCCAAATGAACTTCACGTCTCATAACTGTCATCCCAGACATCGGATTACTTACCGAACCAAGGATCGTTTGATAGCCATCAGGATTGGCTTGAAATAACTCACCATGCTGAGTTCGTCCAGCAATCGAAATCACATCGCAATCCCGATCCAAACCAACCAACGCATCGGGGAGCATGATCTGATCGACACCTGCTGGGACAACCCAATCACAAGAAGACATCTCTATAGCTTCATTGACACCATCCCAGAACAACTCTTTGGTGATGATGTTGCGAATCCCAGAAGGAACATCCAAAGGAACCAACGACGACAGAATCACTTCATCAGGCTTCGGACTCATTGCCTCAATCATGGTCACATATTGCTGACCAAACTTCTGCCAGTATTCAACTGAACAACAATGAGTCATCAAGAATGTCATATCAATCCCAACCCAATTCTCTTCGACGCTGCAAATCCCAATGCCCAGCGTCAGGCAAACCTGACTGCCAACGCAACGAATGCAGTGCAGCATTCGCTTGAAAACTCTTGCTGTTCTTCTCAGCCAACGAAGGATCAGAACTAATCGTTGAAGAATTATCGTGAACAATCCCAGCCTGAGAAACCTTCACCTGAACATTGCTCGCACGTGACCGATCCTCAAAATCGTTATCCTCAAAATACGCTGGCACATAACACTCACTAAACAAACCAACCCGTTCAACAACACCAGCACCCACCCAAGCACACGACCAAGGCTGCGACCCACCTGTCACCGTGATTGTCTCAGGCTCACAATCTTTGTAGAACGCTTCCAATCCACCTGGTTCAAAGTAAGCATCCGAGTTCAACAGAATCCAGCCATCGGCATGAGGTGTTGCTTTGATACCAAGATTCCATGATGGTGCCACACCAAGGTTTGTTGGCATCCTCCACAGATACCAGTTCTGTACATGCTGCCAAGGTGCAGTCCAAGCCAACATGTCAGCGTCATACCCGTCCCCGTTGTCAATGATGATGAGCTGCTCGACGGGATAGTCAATCGAGCGAATCGCCCGTTCCATCAAGTCGTACCTGTTTAGGACGGGGATGATGATGCACGGCACCATTCAGCAAGTCCCTTCATCACCGGCTTCCAATGAGCCTCCCAAACAGCGTCAGCGTTGTATGCCTGTGCGAAGTCCACAGCCACCTGATCCACCCCTCTAGGAGCCTCGTAGGCGTGTTTCAGGGCATCCACAATCGAACCCACTTGAGGGATACAAAACCAAGAACGCTGATGCGCATCCCAAAACGGTTGCACCTCCACAGCCCACCCAGACCCAACCAACTCCGGCTGAGCAGTGAAGTCCGAAACAATGACTCTGGTGCCACACGCTTGAGCCTCGATCACAGCCAACCCAAACCCTTCACCCATAGATGCAGACAACAACACATCAGCATCTGCGTACATTGAAGCCAACGCCTGCTGAGGGAATCCAGTGCGATACGCATACTGATCAACAATCTTGTACTGATCCTCACGAATCCCACACGCATGCAACAGATGATCCAAATTGACACCACCCATCGCACCATCCTTCTCAGTGTGCAAATACAGAATCGCATCAGGTTTATCTTGCGCAAAAATACCGAACGCCAACAAGTTCTCTGCAAACGATTTGCGTGAAGGACTAGCACCCTTGTTGGCTGCGTTCATCATCACCACAAACTTGTCGTCAGGAATACCCATCAGCTCACGACCAGTGAATGTCCTGCCACCGTTCACCATTTTGGATTCAGGATTGAACACAGACTCGATGCCATGAGGCGCATAGAAACATTCAACATCAGCATCATTCAACATCTTCTGACCAAACAACGACATCGCAATCGGTTTCACATTTGGTTTCTTGCACCAATCAACCACATCGCTAGGACACGGTGCATGATCAATCGGAACCCAAGACGCAATGTTCTTGACCATATCCAACGACTTCGACTTCAACGGCCACACATCAAACAGAGTCATGATCAACGAAGGCAACTTCGGATTCCCATTCGCCCAATCCATCCCATGAGCGACCAGCACATCATCGCTGTACGGTGCCATCCCACGTGGATACATCTTGATGCCATTCCAATTAGACGAAACTCCTTCGAGTCCGTACATTGCATGGATCGCTACTTCGTGACCTTCTTTGATGAGCCTTGTGACGGCTTGCGCTGTTTGCGTACCGTAGCCGGTGGGGACGAAGGGAGCGTTGGAATACCAAAGGATTCGTAACGGGTCAACATTGGTAGGTCTGCTACTTCTGGCAAGTGCGCTATCCCCCGATGCAACAACAGCTCGGCTTCGAGGGGTGGTAGTTCGACCATTGTGTTTTTGATGATTACCAGCATTCTTCACTTCCTTCTCCTTCGCAGATCGCAGGGGACAAATAGAAATAGGGTCGTATCGCCCTGCGTGTTCGATACGACCCTAAGCCTAGGGGAATTATGGGATGTCAGGGGACAAGCCCCTCAAGCCTTACGGCTGGAGGAGATGCTTGACGTGTGATGTTTGTGGCAAGTTGCCGTCAACACGGAACTGCGCACGGAAGGTTGCGAGTCCTGCGCTGAATGCGAAGTCATCGGAACGATCCAACTTGATGCCACCGACACTGCGCACGTAGTACGAAGGCAAGTGGCCTACGATTACGGACTTCAATCCTGTGGTGGCTTCTGCCATTGATGGGTTCTCGAAGATTGGCTTGCCCAACAAGGTGTCTGGAGCGTCAAGCGACAATCCAGGTTGGAACACGTAGTTGCCTGCCGTGTCCTTCAACTTGCGAACGCGACCAATCGACTGACCAGTCATCATCCAACCAACACCTGGGAGCTGACGAGCAGCACCATCAAGTGAGTAGTAAAGGTCGATGAGGTTGTCTGCTGTGAAGCCAGTTGCTGTGCCTGAAGTACCACCAACAGACGAAGCTGCGACGATACCGGTTGGCTCAACTGTGCCAGTTCCGACGGTCAACGCTGAACCAACAGCGAAACCGAGTGCGTTACCGACTTGATCAGCCAAGAAGCTGAGCATGTCAACACCAGAATCTTCAAGAAGTTCCTGCGACACTTGTGTCAAGAAACCGTATTTGAATGCTCCGAGTGTGATGAATGCCGAGAATGCTGGATCGGATTCGCCCAATGCTGCTGCTTCTGCGTTGACAGTTCCTACGGAGTAGGTTGACAAACGTGGAATCTGAAGGTTCTCGCCACTTGCGGTGTTGAGGACAGTTGATGTTGCCAAGACTGGCGCAACCAAACGTGCCTTCATGATCACTTGGTTGTAGAACGAAGTTGGTACTGGTGAACCAGTGCTTGACTTCAGGACATCACGACGCTCGAAACTTGCCGAACGTGTTTCGCCCTTGATGAGCGCACGGATCATTGCGACATCTTCGTTCACTGATGCCGAAGCAACTGGACGAACTTGGTCTGCAATCTCACGGGTTGCTGCGTCCATGCGGAGTTCGCGTGTTTCATCTTCACGGAGTTTGGCAATGGTTGCTGCTCGCTCGTTCAGTTCGTCGTTCAGACGGCTGTAGGTTTGCTCTTCTTCTGCTGAGAGGTCACGCTTTTCGGCTGTGGCCACGTCGATGATTGCTTTGGCTTGGTGCCATGCTTGCTGACGAATCTCAACTTGACGGTCTAGATATTCTTTCATGATTTGTTTCTGCTTTCGGATTGTTGTGAATGGGGATACGCAGGGAGTTACTACTTCTCAACCTGATGCGGCTCCGCATACAGCAACAAGGTTGACGGCTCCGTCAACGATGCAGTGAACAGATGTTAGGCGATGGTCTTCAATAAATCAAGGTGCTTCGCCATGACACCGAGACGAGCTGGTGCAGCATCCTGCACCGGTTCAAGTTTGGCGACAGTTTCACGCAACAACATCGCATGATCTTGCGACAATGTTTGACCAGATTCTAGGTTGGTGATCGCGGCTGCGAGATGATCTGCGTCTATCCCTGTGCGAGTAGCAAGGGCATCGAGCGACCTGACTGCTGCGGTTGTGGCTGCATAGGCTGGGAACCCTGTGACAACGCTGACTTCATACAGTTTGATCTGACGCAGTTCACGGGACTGACCATCATCAGACCACATATCGCCACCAGATGGAACAGTGAAACCGAATGACATCGAGTTGACATCTCCACGTTGCATCAACACCGATAGGTCACGACCAATGGAAGTATCAGGCAACGAAGCGTCAACGAGTAAGCCTTTGGAGTCCTCAGATAGTCGCAGTGTTTTCGCACGGGTGGTGGCAAGAAGCATGCTCGAATCATGGTTCATGTACATGCGCACATTGTTCTTTGATTTGAGGGACTTTGAGAATGCGCCTGGCATGATCCGTTCAATGAATGGCAACGGTTCTGAAGGAGAGTTGAACACTGCTGCATAACCTGTGAACGACATCCCGTTACCTTTTGGATCGGCACGAAGTTCAAAGTCGTTTGATGTGATGCGACGTGTTTCAACAGTTGAGTCCATGTCGCCAATGCTAGTACCAAAATAGCCAAGCGATCTAGAGGACTTCGGATGCGACTTCGGAAGAAGATCATTGTCACCGATGTACTTATCATTCTCGGGTCTTCCGTTACGCAACAAATACAAGAACGCATTAACCCTTGCATAAGCCCACTGATCACGGGTGACACCTGGACGATGAGAAGTTGAATACGCTCCAGCTCCTCGACGGAACACTGTGCGCAACATACCAACCGTTGCCCGTTTGCCAGGGTTGTCACCAACCTCATCGTTGTGTTCTTTGGCTTTGTTTGTCAAACCTGTCTCAATGGCTTCTGACAACTCAATCGTCTTAGACCCAGCAGGAGCCTTGGCAGACCCAACAGGATTCTTATCTGATCCCGTGATCTGATCCTTCGGTGGGGCAGGAGCATCAGCGCGTTCAGCCTTGATCGCTTCAGCCTTAGACATAAACCAGTTCATCGCAGGTTCAGGGTCGAGTGGGTTGATGCCCCACAGATAGAACGCAACCGCACCGGCACCAGGGAACTCTTTGTCATCAGGATCAGAGTTCTTTGGCGCATCCAAATCCACAAGATGACGCGCACCCCAAGCGTTCGTGCGAATCACCTTGTCTTCAGTGACCTCACCTCTAGCCATGTCCCGTGCCTCACGCACAGTCCGATCAACCAAACCGTCACCAGCCAACCCTTGGCCGTAGTAATCCAAACCCTTGCGAGCAGCCGAACGAATATACACAGGAACATCCAACGACACCTGACGCTCCTCATCGTCCATGACATCTTCCGCTACATCATCAAAGTCTTCTTCTTCGTGGGGTTTCCAAGCGTTGCAATACCAACCGCCAAGAACATACGCATCCCACTTCATGCAATACGCTTTCAGCTCTTTGCCATCTTCTTGAATCATGTCTTCGTTGTAGTAGTGACAGTTCCCACATGCTCGACCTTCAGGAACATCAGAAGCCAACGCTGGACGATAGTTATCTGGCAACGCACGTTCACCACCAGGTTCCATATCCTCAGCAATCGACACAGCAACCATCTGATCAATCGCATCCTGCTTCGTGGTGTGGCAACCAATCACTTCACCATCTTCCTTGACGGTTGCCCAACCTGAACAATCAGGTGATTTGTCTGTAATGAAATAAGGCATCAGACCAACAACAATACTTCAGCATCATCATCAAGCGTGGAGAACGTGACCGAACCCAACGCACCTATGTTCGCACCACCAAGCCGTGACCCAGCCTCAGCCGACACCAACAGTGGTCGTCGAGGCTTGGGAATCTCAATGACGATCTGCTCTGGTGGCTCATGTTTCTTGACCGGTGCAGCAGGTTGCTTCCACCAACGCGAACCTGAAGGAGGTATGACAGGTGGTTCAGGAGGATTGATGTCAGCTGTGGCCGAACCAACCAGACTGCCAAGATCGGCTGAAGCAATCGCAGACTTATCCACCTTCGTTGTCGCAGAAGCATCAAGCCCACCCAAACTCGCTGACGCAATAACATCTTTGTCAACCTTCGTTGTTGCAGAAGCTTCAAGCCCACCCAGATCAGCGTTCGCTGACACACTCTTTCTTGCTTTGGCTTTAGCCGAAGCGTCAAGCCCACCCAAGTCTGCGCTCGCAACAGCAGGCACCACCACTGTTGCTGTGGCTGTAGAACTTGTTCCACCAAGCGATGATGTTCCAGTAGCGAACCGTTTGACTGTTGCTGACGCTGTAGCACTTGTCCCACCAAGCGACGATGCGCCAGTGGCGTTCATCGGGAATGGTGAACCATCCAAACCAACTGTGGCATCATCCAGTTCAGATGTGTCGAGCGTAAACCTGCTGAACGCCATAGGCGAACTAACTTGCGAGAGTCAACGAAACAGTGAGATTGCCTGAACTAATTGTGTAAGTGTCACCAGCCGTGTACGGGTTCGCTTGAATCGTGCCAGAGAATAAGAAGTTGCCACCTGATAACGCATCCCAACAAGTGAAATGGTTTGCATCCTCAGACCCTGCGATGTTCGTCCAACTGATGTCAGCATCAGAAGCCAACGCACCTGTAGTAGAAATACCAAACGACACCGACTTCCGTGTCGTCTCCACAGCAGGGTTTGAAGTACCAGCAGCACCAGGATCACCAGTGTGGAGTTTCACGTATGGTACTGCCACCGAGAACGCTGTTGCGTTGCCCAATGCGTTCATCCATGCGTTGCCTAAGTATGCGCCTATTCCGTGTGCCATTAGTCTTCAACCCTTTCAGTGATTGTGAGAATGCGTCCATCAGCATCACGTTCAACGGTGCGAACAGTTGGCTTCGACTGTGGCATGTTCACACGAACCACAGTCTCGGGAACATTGATGATTGGTGCAGGAACATTTACAGCCGGAGGCGTATAGTTCAACACCACTTCAGGCATATTGATACTCATATCCTGCGACTTCACCTCATACACCGAAGCAGGATCAGCAGGATTGATCGTTGACAACGCCTGCAACTGTGTCGAAGGAACACCAGTATGAGCAATCCTTGGCAACTCCAACGCAGCCATCACCTCAGCAGGATCAAACCCAGACAAAATTAAACGCTGAGCAATGACAGACTTACGATCCAACTCAGACAAGTTCGCAGCAGCAATATCCACGTTCGCCAAAGGCACCCGATACACATCCCCACCCTCAGTCGGTGCCATATCCTCGATGCGATGGATGTCGTTGATCGACAAGAAGCCTGATTGCAGACCTGTTGAGAACGCTGCATACCGTGAAGCCTGATCGCCACGAAGCAGACCGTCAACATTGAACTTCAAGAATGCTCGACTGTCCAACAACTTCTGGTAGCCATCCTCGATCTTGGAGATGTACGGACGCAACGTGTGCTGAACGAAGTGAATGCCGTTCTGTTCCACTGACGCATACGACATTGCTCCAGCTGTGGTGACACCAAGCATTGATGGTGGACACCTGAATATGCGACCAATCTCTTCGATGGCGAATCGGCGTGATTCTAGGAACTGTGCTGAATCATTGTCAACGGTTGTCTTGGTGAACTTTGCTCCACCGAACAACACTCCTGGACGATGTGAGCGGCGCAAACCTCTGTGACCTTCCTCAAACGAGGACACTAAATCTTTTGCTTGTTCACGGGTCAGGTTGCCTGGGAACTCGATGATGCCTGAAGCCGATGAGCCTTGACCGAAGAATCGTGCAGCGAACTCCTCCAACGCTTTAGCCAAACCGAGGTTCTCTTTGATTAGATCAATCTTGGAACGGCCACGCAACTCACCTGGCAAACGCAGTTCCGTGATATGAATCATGTCATCGGACTGGATGATGTCCCGTTGGTCGTAGATGAATATCGGTCTGCGCGTCGCCTGATCACGACTGCATTCAACCTTCTCAGGGTTCAACACCACCAACGCTGCAACACCTTGATCGTCACGCACGATACGTGTGAACGAGTTTCCGTTCAACAGCAACGACACCAGCACCTGTTGGAAGTGTTCGGTGCGAGTCACACCAGTTTCAGGGATGTCCAACCACATTGGTCGAGGACGAAACGCTTTGCGTTCTGCACCAACCCGAATGTAAGTATCAACAGGCAAAGTTGAGATTGAATCAGAGATGAGACGCACACAGGCGTACACCGCTTCAATCTTCAGAGAATCTATCTGGGTGACTGTGGTACCAGAGTTTGTTGATGTAGCAAATCCGTCACCTGAAGCAAACAACGATTGAAACGAAATCGCACGATCCTCGGTGCCTTGGTTCA